ACCCTGCCCACCACAGGGTTCGCCAATAAGTTCTCCAAATCCCGGCTCGATCCTGTGATCGACACCAGCCAGATGCTGAGCAATCTGGTGTCAAAAGACAATGATAGTGCTAGTCTTAAACAGATCGGGATGTCGTTCCTGCATATCACAGGCACGTTCACCCAAGGCGCTGCCATCTCCACACCGGCAGATATCTTGATCAACGACGAGGTAGACTTCAGTGACCAAACAGTCCTCACAACATACGCCTCCCGGCTTGGCCACGCGGAAGGTGGTGGTCTTAGGCGCGAGTTCTCAACTCCCACTGTTGGCGGCTTTGGCATCAGCAAAATCTATGATGGCTCCTCTCAAGCTCGATACTTCGTCCAATGTGACTCCTGTCATAAATGGGTCGCCCCTGACTTCTTTGGAGATGTTGTCCTCCCCGGATTTGACGAAGACCTTCTGAAGTTTGAGAAGGAAGACTTCAAGTCTGGCCGCTACGATCTGACCAAGGCCTTTGTAGCCTGCCCGGAATGCCGCTGCGAGATCACTGTCCGGAATCTGGCTGACCCACAGAAGCGCCAGTGGATCCACGCACACCCTGACAACGAGCATCGCGGGTATCATGTGATCCCGTTCGATGTCGCTTCAATCAACCCACCAGGGAAAACCCTCGCTCAGATAGACGAGTATGAGCGGAAGGCTGACTGGGTAAACTTCAAGATCGGCCTTGACTATGAAGATTCAGAGACCTCGATTGTAAAGGAGGTACTTGACAGGACGTTCCGTCTGAGAGCTGTCTCCCCTGGTATCGGTGCGGCCGATGGCTGCGTACTCGGAATGGACATAGGCAAGACCTGCCACATCCTGATCGGCCGGCGTGTCAATCCGCGGCGAATGGAGATCATCCACGCCGAGAGGATCCGGCAGGACGGTCAAGGTTCTGCCCAGGCCAGGGCACTCGAATTGATGGAGTGGTTCGGGGTCACCAAAGCGGTGATCGATGCCGGGCCTGATTTCTCTATCGCCCTGTCTGTTATTGATGGAGCGTTCTACGGCGTCGCCTGGGGCAACTACTATGTTCGCGCTGTTGGGGCCTCCCTCAGTAACATCAAAATCAACGAGGCTGAGCAGGTAGTTTCCTCCTACCGTACCGGCACTATCGATGTGATGGTGAAGGATGTGAATGGGGGCAAAGTGCTATTCGCTCACTGTGCGGAAGAGAAGCTCATGAGAGAGCACTTCGGCAACATCAAACGGATCACTTCGGTGGACGCGGCTGGTAAAGAAACTGCGTACTGGGTAAGCTCGGGACCAGATCACTATTCTCATGCCCTTAATTATCTTATGATTGCCGACGACTTAAACGATAAGTTGTCGGCTATGGCAGGTGTTGGAGTTCCCCCGATGGCTGCAGGCGTGAAAATGAAGACCACTTCAACTAAGGGCGCGAAGAATGCCAACCGACGTTAAAGACCAAGTTGTCTTACCTCGCAAGTTAGCAAAGAAAGCCACAACTTCTACCGCCCATAGTCGGTACGACAAAGACAGTTTAATACCGAATCAGAATAGCCCGATCTATGATTCAACGATCCAATCGTTGAGGAATGGCGGGGCCGTAGCCACTGCGCTGCGTCTGCTGACTCGCAAAGAGGGCACACTGTCATCGGCAGTGTTTTCGTTTGTAGAGATCGCAAAATCCGGTCTGGTGATCAAGGCCTACGACAACGGCACCACCTCTTTCAACCCGGAAGCCTCTGAGCTGGCAAAGAGCCTGTTCGCTGAAATTGACACCCTAAGCGATTACACCATTGGCTATGCCGATATGATGACCACCGCGCAGCTGGAAGAGACCATGCTGCGTGAGGTTGTGTTAACCAATCAGGTTGCAGGTGAGCTGGTTCTAAACAAGGCGCAACTGCCTGACAAGATCGTACTTGTTCCTTTCGAGTCCCTGCAGTGGAAGTCCGATGGAGAAGGTGGACGCTACCCAGTGCAACTTGGGCAGTACACAGGTGTCGGTGAAGTACCACTTAACATCCCCAGCTTCTGGGTCTCGTCCCTCCACCAGGACATGACCCAGTCGTATGCTTCGCCCATGCTCGAAGCAGCCTTGGGGATGACCTACTATTTCGAGGAGTTCGTGCAGGATATGCGGCGGGTCGTTCGCAAGTCCGGACACTCGAGAACAGTCGTCACTCTTGACTCTGAAAAGGTCATCGCCTCAGCTCCGAAAGACATCCAGACCGACGCCACCAAACTCCGCACTTTCATGGAGGAAGTATCTACCCAAGTGCAGGACGTTCTATCCGGCCTGGAGCCTGAAGATGCCCTGGTTGTCTACGATACTGCCGATACCGCGTTACTGACCGAGAAAGGCGTAAAGCAAGACTACACCGACCTTTTGTCAACAATCTCCGGCCAGCTTGCTACCAGTTTGAAGTCCCACCCCTCGATCCTGGGGCTCAGGTTGGAAGGCTCACAGAGCTTGTCCAATACTGAATCCCTGATCTTCTTGAAGATCGCAAAAGCGATCCAGCGGCCGGTGGACGATGTGCTGTCCAGAGCGATGACGCTTGCCGTCCGACTGTTCGGTGTCGAGGCCTATGTGAAGGTCACGCACAAGCCGATCAACCTGCGTCCTGAAGACGAGCTGGAAGCCTACAATACGATGCGCCAGACGCGCATCCTTGAGCAGCTTTCTCTGGGCCTCATATCTGACCAAGCTGCCGCAGCTGAGCTTGGCATCGAACTGCCTGATGGGTACGTGGAGTTGAGCGGTACCATGTTCCATAACAAAAGTGGTAATCTCGCGCAAGAAATTCCCGGCACCCAAGGTGCTCAACAAAAGGCCCTGGTACCCGACACCCCCGCAAAGGGCGGTGGCAAAAGCCAGTAACGGAGACCCCCTTATCGTGGACAACGCACTTTGGTTAGGTTCTATCGAGTCAGCCTCTGAGTATATTCGGTTCAGGCAGTACATGGCCGACAACCCGAAGGTTCTGGCAGAGATGACACCTGCCATGTTCTTGCCTGACGACGAGGACGAGGACAACCCGATGCAGCCCAAGTTTGACTCCCACCTGTTGGAGTCCTTCGGCAATGTCGCGGTCATGAACATCTCAGGAGGCCTCACTAATGAGGACAGCTGGATCACCCGCCTGTTCGGGCTGACCACATACCCTGAGATCATCCGGGCCTCCGCTGAATTGATGGAGGCCAGCGACATCACCGATGTCGTACTGAATTTCGATACGGGCGGTGGCGCAGTTGCCGGGCTCGAAGATGCCGGTAGAGCCCTCGCAGCTCTCGGCAAATCCCTGAACATGGTATCAACGACCTCTGGGAAGATGGCGAGTGCAGGCTATTGGCTGGCAGCTACCGGCAAGTCTGTTTCGGCCACCCCCATGGCGCAGGTCGGTTCCATCGGAGTGATCGCCGCGCACATGTCGTATAAGGACCACTTGGAGCAGCAGGGTATCCATCCCACTGTCTTCCGGGCTGGAGCGCACAAGGCCCCTGGTCACCCACTGGAGAAGCTGACCCCCGAAGCCAAGAAGACAATCCAAGGTGAGATGGATTCCATGTACAGCTTCTTCCTTGAGCACATCGCGGAAGAGCGAGGCCTTGACGTTAAGGCAAAGGACACCTGGGCCGAGGGACGCATGTTCTTTGGACAGGAAGCCATGGACGTAGGTCTGGCCGACAACTTGAACCCCCCTGAAGCGGTGATCGCCAAACTCGAAAAGCAGGAACCGTCGAATAATCCAACACAAATGAACGGAGATACATTGATGAGCATCGAAGCAAAACGCCAAGTCCTGCTCAAATCCGAGGCAGACATCGCGGCTCTCGCTGCCGGTGCTCCCCTGGAGAGCCTGGACCATGTGGAACTGACACCTGAGCAGCAGGCTGACGCCGATGCTGCTGCCAAGGTAGAGGCTGACGCAGCCGCTGCCCTTCTGGCCGAAGGTGGTGAGCCCCAGCTGACTGACGCAGAGACCAAGGCCAAGGCAGACGCCGACGCAGCCGCTGCTCTTCTGGCTGCTGCTCCTGCCCCTGCCGACACAGCCCTGGTTTCCCAGCTGGCTACCCTGTCGGCTGACAACGCCTTGCTGAAACGTGATCTGGAAGGCATGACCGCCCAGCGCGACAGTATGAAGGCCGATTCAGCCACCATGGTTGAACTCGTAGGCGCTGCCGTGAACCGAATGGAAATCGGTATGAAGCAGGCTGTCACCAATTTTGGCGAGATGGGCGTTTCTGCTGTCATCGCCAAACACGCCTCCGTCAAGGAGCAATTCGATTCGACTTTCAAGATCGGTCGGCAGTCGGCTCATACTGATATTACTGAGCAGCCCAATGTGATTAACCTGGGTATCATCCCGAAGGCAAAGTAAGGGCGAGAGAAGTTTTTCTTAACGTATTTCATATAACTGGAGAAAGGTACGATGGCTAACAAGCGTCAAGTTTTGATTGACCCCTACCGCCCGGATGCTACCGAGAATCTCGGAGACAACTCAGGGCAGTACAACGACAAGGATCTTGGCAAAGGCGTCAAGTATTCTGGTGATGCAATGGTTGCAGTTGCAGACGGTGACGAGATCACCGGCTTTGTGACCGCAGTCGAACCCGGCACCAAAGATGGTTTCAGCATTGGCTCTGTCCGTAAGGAAGGTCGTGTGAGGGCTATTGATGAGGCTGGTTCCCTGGCTGTTGGTGGCCTCGTGGTCGCTGGCACGGCAGGTACTCTCGGTACTTACGCCTTGCAGAAGGTGAAGACCGGTACTCCCGCCACGTACAAGTGGATCGTGATCGCTGCCGCCACTGGTGCTGGTGCCGAATGCGTCCTTGAGCGTGTGTAATAGGGCCAGTCAGGGCTAACCTCAACAAACAGTCTCAGGAGACTTTTTCAAATGAACCAAGGTGCAACAGCCAATTTCAAATATCTTGCCTCTGGCAATGTCCTCAAAGACGGCGAACTCCGCCTGGAGGATTACCAGACGGCTGCTCAGGCCGGGATGAGTGTGTCCCAGCTTCTGTCACAACGCTACCCGGATGCCGACGTCGATATGTACGGATCGGTCTTCCAGCAGGGCATGCACTCCTTGGGTATTTATACCAAGGCGCGGCCTGATCGCGGTGTGCGGATTTCCAACATGCAGGAGATCTTCTCCGGTCAGAATCCTCAGATGGCAGGCGAGAGCTTGTCCGGTGCGGGTTCCGGTATCGTGGCTCCCAGCCAGCAGGGTACAACCCCTGCGACCCGTATCTTCTTCCCCGAAGTAGTCATGCAGATTATGAACGAAGTCCTTCAGGAGGATTACTCCCTGGAAGGCCGAGTTTGGGCGAACATGATTGCCTCCAAGGAGACCATCGGTTCCGAGATGTTTACCCAGCCGCTGATCAACGTCGAGGCCCCCAAGGCTGAGCGTAGTGCGCCGATCTCCCAGAACGCGCTGCCCAAGAACATGGTCAGCATCACCACCAGCCAGTATGCCAAGAGCATCCTGACGAATTCCATCGGTCTCCAGATCTCTGATCAGGCCCTGATGAGAACTCCTCTGGACCTCGTCGGTATCATCTTCACCCAGCAGTCTGCTGGTGAGTCGCTGGCGAACATGTGGTCAGATATCGCTGCCGTTGTTGGCGGTAACCTGGACACGGGTGACGCAGCCATCACGCCGCAGGATTTTACGGACTTCGATTCCGGTGCTGCCACGGGTACTTGTACCCAGACCGGCTGGATCAAGTTCCTGTACGATCCGTCACGGAAGATCAGCAGTTTCCACCTGCCGTCACGAATTGCCAGATCGGGCCAACTGTTGTCGGGGCCGGGTCGATCGGGGGGGCGGACCCACATGATCGGCTGATTCCGCTTGGGTGCAGCGCGGCCCACGAGTGCGTCGGCCATGTTCAAACCGTCGAAGTCGACGTCAGCAGGCCGAGGGACGTTCGCCAGGGCCAGCAGAGAGGGAGGAAAGTCGATTCCCGCCAGCACGGTTTGCTCGTTCTCCGATCCCCTGGCCGAAGCAGGCATGGATCCGTACCACACGATCA